CGCTGTAACACCGTCTAGTTCTTTATCTGCTGTACTAAGCACAACACCTAAATAATTTAAATACATGAATCTTAAAAATTCTGCACCAGTCGAGTCATACATAACCACAGCATTTACTTTGGCAATGTCTGTTGGATTAGGCGTGCTTGGCGTTGTTGAAATTGTACCAGTCACTCTTACCGCTGTTTTTCCACCAACTTCCTCGAACTTATTATATTCTCTTTGGTTGATTGAATTAGGTAAAACTGCGAAAGCATTTTGTGCAAAAAAAATCAAAACTATAATAATATTTATTTTAAACATTTTGACCTCGAATAAGCCCCTATCTCTAGGGGCATTTTAAAATTAGAAACTATGGGATAATTGCGTAGTTAATAGCACCAACGTACTCAGAACCATAAATATTGATTCCGTAGGTCTGTAGCCATGCGTATTTATCGCAAAGAACAGAAGTTTCTGCTAGTTTTTTGTAAACAGAATCAAATAAAGCCCAACCGCCCGACTCTTTATTTACAACTAAAGCCTGATTAGGAACTGCAAAATAATTTGAAGGCACTTGCACAACCGTAAAACCTGCAACTGCACCAATAACATCACCGATAGGATTTACGAACTCACCGCAACACTGAGTAACTGCCTTCAGCTGTCTCAATCTTCTAATGAAAGCACTATCACCAAGAATGAAAGAATTAACTTGGTTATGTTGCACGCCTGAATCAACTAGGTGAGCTTCCGCTTGATAAACTGCGTCCAACAAATCACCGGTTCCACCAGCTCCACCAGTTCCATCAAAAGTATTTCCTGCAATAATGTTTGCAGAAATCGCTGTAATTAAATCTTTAGTAGCTTTCTTGTAACCTGCTTCTAAAGCTCTTTCGATAATTTTATCTTTTGGAAAATTTTTCTTGTCAAATTCTCTGCTGAACTCCCAACAAAGATAAGCTTTTAAATTTGCCTCAAGTTCAGATTTATCAACTTTTAAATTTTGACAAACATCGGTAATGTCACAACCGACAATTGTTGGCTCAACCAGATCGTCAAACTTACCAAGTCTTGGAAGAATGATTTTATCTAAATGGTTTGCGTCAACTAAATAACTATAATCAGTTAAAACAGTTCCAAGAATTGATTTATCTTTGTAACCAGACAGAACCAGCTCTGATACTGCTTCCTGAACTAATAATTGAGACTCCGTAAAATGACCAACTGGCATAAATTTCCTTTTATATTGCGTTAGAAATTAATTTTAATCTTTCCGCAAATGTTAAATTGGCTTCACTTTTAATCTGTGGAGCCGTTTTTTTGTTAATGTTATTTTTTACTTCTTCTTCTTTTTTAAAAAGGTATGAAAAGTTTTTTTTCTTATGCTCAAGTATTGCTTTAACGGCTTCGCTGTTTCCGTCTAGCTTACCGTTGTTCGTATTGCTCGCCAGTACGTCCTGTTCATCGTCTGAGAGTTTAATTATTAAAGCCTCAACATCTAAGCACCCCGCGCCTGTTGCCAATTTATCGAATGAAAATTCAAAAGATTTTTTCACAATTTCTTTATCCTTTTCTTTAAGTGTCTTCTTAGTTGTCTCAAGCTCTGCCTTGATTTCTTCGATAATTCCATTTACCGCTTCATTAGGTTTAACTTTTTCAAACTGAGAAAGCTTTTCGTTCAAAGCCTTAACCTCTTCCGATAACTTGTTAGCTTTTTCACTTGCATTCTTTTTCTCTTTTAAGAGTTTCATGTAAGTTTCATGCGCAACAACATCTTTTTTTTTCTCATCTTCCTTTGTCTCATTCGTTGAAACACTGGTAGAATCGACTCCTTGAACATCATTTAAATTTTCTGTTTCTTGATTTTCCACTGGAAAAACTCCTTTTTAAATTTAAGCCACTGGCTCTTTAATAAATTTAATCAGTGAGTTATTACAAAAGCAATAGTCAAAATCTATCAACTAAAGTTTTTTAAAGTTTCTAACTATTATTAAAACAATCTCTTTTCTTATTTGATTAATTAAGTCATCTGATAAACCGTTAGTTTCAAATCCCAAATTTTCTAAATGCTTTTGTAGTTCTTGGTTTGATATTTGAGTTTTACTTTTTGTGTATTTTATATGATCGCCACGATAGCCAATTACAAGCCTGCTTCCGTCAACTTCTAGCTGTAATGAGTTTAAAAAATCACCAGTTATAGTTAAGTTACCTCTGCCTTTTGAGTTAAAATTTGCACCACGTCCATCATATTTTGAGTGATATAATCTATTTTTTATCGCGTCATCGGTTACACTTCTTTGCTTTTTTCCGTCAACTGTTAAACCAAGTCGCAACTTTCCCTTAATGTACCGAGTAATTATTAAGCCAAGTCTTTCTAGGTTTTTTTGGTTGAGAATTATTTTTAAAATAGAGTCTTTTTTTTCTTTAACTTTTTGTTGTATAGAGGATTTATTGATCTTGTATTTAATTGTCATCGAATAAACTGCTAGTTATCTTATCAATGATTGAGCTTATCTTTTTTGAGCCAAGTAAAGCTTCTAGAACGCTGTCTCTAATAGCTTTCTGAGCATTTGAGTCGTCAATTATGTATTGATATTCGCTTAGAATTTCATTCATTTCTTTTTTATTTATGCCAAAAAATTCTCTTCTTGGTACGGTATCTCCAACGTTATGGTTATATGCCTTAAGCGTATTCAATTCATCAGTAAAGCCAATTTTAAAATAGTTACCGCTTGCCTCAATTACATTAATTGAGTTTATCATGTTGCCCTCTTGAACAAGATTTACATCTCCTGAACTTTTAGAAAATGCCTCAAAGTTTTCCGAGTCTTGATAAGCCTTTGAGTATGACTTAAAACCTGACCCTCTAACATCTAAACCGTTTTCAGTTCTCTGAATAATATAATCAATTGTATTAAGTGCGATCTGATTAATAACATCGCTAAAGTCTGCGTCATTAAGTATTTCTACTTCCAATGACACTTCATTTAATTCAATAGTTTTATTAATTGATAGCTTCATTTTCTATTTTCTCAACTTCCAATATTTCAACTTGCTCTAAAGGTATATCTTTAATTTTTGCAATCGTTTGTTGTCTGGTTTGTGCTCCAATTTTTTCTAGCTCTAAATTCTCTTTTATTTTTTCATCTAAAGATTTAATCATTTCTGGCTCATAATAAGTTACTGACAACTCAATATCATCAGGTATGTTATTAAAAAACTTGATAGCATTAAACATTTTTTTCTCAAAGTCATACATAAAACCCATGTCTTCGATGGCATTTTTATAATCGTCTGTCATGCTGAGAAGTCGATCTAGTGCGCTTGTAAACGATTTTCTGCTTTCACTTCCGATAATATCACTCATTGAAAGATCGCGAGATTGAGCAAATAAAGAGGCTTCAACTTTTATATAATCAATTGCGCCTGATATATTAGCGTTAGGTGATATAAATCCAAACTCCTCACTTGAGCCATCTGCACTTGTTTTTAAATGTACCACTTCGCTTTTTCCGACTGATATTCTTTCAGTGGGCACGTTTTCCGCATTGGTTTTAATATACGGCTGTGCAAATGCTTGGTGATGAACCGTATTTTTTACGTCTGTTAAACTTGCATTTATTGAGACGGTATAGCTTGGAAGTCCCAAGTCTATCGAGTTTTCAAATGTTGAAACTTCAAAACACGAAACGAAAATATCTGTTTTAATTATTTGTTTTTTTGCATTTATGTAGCTAATCTCTGCGCCAATATCACCATTAATAGTAAATAAATTTTCGCCAACTTTTAAGTTTTTAAACAAAAATAAATCATCATTGACTTTCAAATAATCTTTTTTGGTATAAAGCTCCACTTCTTCGCCGTCATAGATAACTAAAACACTTCCAAGTAATCTGACCAGTCTATTTATTTTTAATGCAAGATTATTTATTTTTAAATCGTCGTAAACACTTGATAGTAAAGATTCCTGCTCATCGTTTACGTTTATAAACTCTCTTTCAAGTTTATTTTTATAAAGGATTGCATTTTTATCAATTACTGATTTACACACGTTTACGTCGTACATTAAAGGGGTTGAGTTTAAATCTTTATTGCAGACTTCGAGAATCTGCTTTAAATATTTTCTTAAATATTTTTCAATTTCCCCATTGTAAATCTCTTCTGCATAAGTAGCATTGAGTCTTTCAAGTCTTGAGTCCTCCCAAAGTTTTGATAGTTCTTTGCCGTTGTACTCAGTCTTTTTAGATAATATCATTTCAAAATCTCTCTAATTAAAAATATGTAAGCCATGTAACCTAACGCTGTAGTTATGTGCTGATAAGTATTATTATCATCTTCTATGCTAGTGCCTTTTTTAAACCTCGTATCTCTTAAGCCACGCCTGAGGGTTTGACACTTTGCACTTATTAATATTTTGCTTTCATTTTTGGCATTAAGCAATAGTGTATTAACTGCGTTGTGTCGTGACTTAATTAGAGGGTTGGCTCGCATGACATCAAGCTCAAACCAAGTTCCTTCTTTTCTTAAAAAATCTTTTATTATTTCAAAATCATTTGAAAAAGTCCTAGTGTCCTTATGAACACCCGAGGAATCGCCATAAATCCACACTTTGTATTTTAAATATCCACGATTTTTTAACTCTTCCATGACTTGAATCGTCTTTCCATTATTTATTAAAATCTCATCGAAACAATAAACTTTTTTATCTACAATTTGCGAGATTAAGCAACTCATAGGTTTTCCGTCGCTAGAGTTAAAGTCGAATGATATTCTAAGTGGCAAGTCATTTCTTGTTATAAATTCATCTATATGATTAGCTTCCGAATATGCGTAATAGATAGCCTCCCCGCTTGTAGCATAATTCCATTCGCCATCGCCATTTCTTGCAAGCATTGCATGGGTCATT